AATTGTTACATATAGTAAACAAGCTTCACGCTCTATTTCATCACTCTTCCTCTGAGAACAGAGAAGATTTGGATCTTGCCATCAAAATTGCTGGCGCTGTCGAAAGGTGGCAATCCTGTGAGGGATTGCACGGCCTTAAGAGAGCAAAAGCAATGTCTAATTATTTCGTTAGACAATTGATGGGGACTCCTTTGGAATCAGTTTCTTTGAGTAACCGGTACAAACGCCTAATTGATAAGGCGTTACTACGTTGTATTTCTACACGTAGTAAAGTGTACTGGGTCAGCGTCTTCTCATCTTTCCGTCTCTTTAAGACGGTACCTGATGTAGACGTATCTACGATAACAAGTAGATTCAAAGGTAGGCTGACAGGTCTCCTTAAATTTAAGTATTTAAGGAACCTAAAACATGTTAATAAATCATTCAGATCTCTTGTAGATCAAAACTGGAATGCCACATTCAGATGGCATATAAGTGGAAGTTCAGGTCCCAATGGGGAACTGTCTTACACCCAGTATTTGAATGATCTACGTAGCCTGAGCAACAGCTGGCTGTTAATAGGAGTAGTTACCCTATTCACAGCTCTCCCGTATGTTAACAAGCGGGAAACAGTTAAGGCTCTTAGGGACGCCTTTATTGATTCGCTCACTAAAGGTGAAAAAGATTCTATCCATTCAAGGCTTGCCTTCATTAGTGATAAGGGAGGCAAGACGAGGGTGGTTGCGTTAGGAGATATCCTTTCGCAGAGTCTTTTACATACGGTGCATCAAAGGTGTAACCTCGTATTGAGGCGTCTTTTACAAGACGGCACTTTTGATCAAGATCGATCACGTCGTTATATCCAGAAGATGTCTAGGGTCAATGACCCTTTAGCATCGATAGATCTAACGGCCGCAACTGATCGGATGCCTGTACTTCTCCAAGTATGGGTGCTCATCGCTTGCCGCATCCTAACTCCTTTTCAGGCGTTTGGATGGTGGTGGGTCACAACGAGGCGGACCTTTGTCTATACAGACAAAGGTACCCGTAAGTGTGTGAGGTACAAAGTAGGACAACCTATGGGGTTATTATCGAGCTGGCCAGTAATGGCGATCTCGCATCATTACCTCGTAAGATTGTCTTTTGCAGC